TCATAGAGAATATCAATGCCCAGCAAAAATATTTATACAAATAAAAATAAATTTACCTTAAACTATTATGTTTATGCATACATAAGAACAATCGATTCAATAACAGCAAAAAGCGGCACGCCATATTATATAGGAAAAGGTATAAAAAATAGAGCATTTAAAAAACACGGAAAAGTTCCTGTTCCTAAAGACAAAAATTATATAGTTTTTGTTGAAACTAATTTAACAGAAATCGGTGCATTAGCTATAGAACGAAAATTAATTAAATGGTATGGAAGAAAAGATTTAGGAACAGGAATTCTATTAAATAGAACTGATGGCGGAGACGGGATATCAAATCCATCAATATGTATTCGTAAAAAAATATCTATAGGGCAAAAAAATAGAATAATATCTGACAGCGAAAAACAAAATACAGCAAAAAGAATGATCGGTAATACATATGGAACTGGGAAAAATTTAAAAAACACTAATGCAGCAGGAAAAAGGTCAAAACAAGCTATAGAAAATTCAGCTTTAGCGCATAGAAAAATTTATAATATAATTTCTCCTAATGGAAAGAATTATTTTATTTTAGGGTTAAAACAAATATGTAAGAAATTAAATTTAAATTATAGTGGTATGTTAAATGTATCAAGAGGAATAAAATTACACCAAAATGGATGGAAATGTATTAAGGTTGGGAAGATACAAGATTTCCCCAACCTTAATTTAACTTCTCTAGAAGAAATCTTCTAATCCATTACATTCGTTTGCAGATTTTAACCAAGGGTGACGTTCAATTAACCATTTTTCTCCAACGTCGCCTTTTGCTTTTAAGAAATCATACCATTCTTTTGCTGCAGAATAATTATAGTTTTTATCTGGAGTATCAGCCCACATTCCTGGAGTAATACCATTCCAACGATATCTTTGGTTTGGATGATTTGGGTTTAATCTGCGACTATCAATAAATTCTCTTCTTGCATCTTCATAATCATAAGACCCAAGTTCTAACATTTTTTCATGAAAAAAGGCTATAATAGAAATTCTTTCTGAATTTGGATTATTCTTTATCATTTCAGTATTGCCATGCAAACCTGCTTGATTATTTACTAATAATAAATCAGTAGGTCTAATATCAACTGCATACCCAATTTCAGGAAATACCAAATAACACCCAGAATAGTCATCATTATTGCTAATTACACAAAGATTAGCAAACCCGTTTTCCATATTAGCAGGATCGTAATGACCCGCTGTTCTAAAGTCTCTATTTACTGTAATTGTCGTAAATGGAGTATCCGGTACAACAAATCTTTGATCGATCGATTCTGCAGCACGTTTTTGATTACCATAACGCCATGGCAGCATATCTTTAAAACCTTTAGCTAAAGATTGTAAGAATGGATAAGACTTAGAAAACTTTTCTAGATTATCTCTTGTATAGGTAGTTGGTCTACCAAAAGGAATTCTAGGATATCTATCATACCAACCAGCAATACCAGAATTTACGACATTAGCATAAGTCGTTTTACTAATCAATTTATCTAATACTCGTTGAGCTTCAGCTTTTGCTTCATCAATAGTTAATGCGCATAATTTATCGATAAAGTCATTAAATACAAATTTCTCAGCTCTAATTTGCTCAGTCAACCAGACGACACCACGACTATCATCAGATTTAAGATTTTTATACTTAGCTCGTATTAAATCAACATCTGCCTTTGGCGTATATCCGCCAAATACTGAAGTCGAATTTTTATGTGCAAAGAATTCCAATAAATCAAATTGTTCATCAGTAACCCATTCTCTTCCTGCGCATGTAGCAGTTCTTGGACCACCAGCCATACCACGATTTTGCGTTTCAACAGCTGCATCGCGCAAACCAGCATAAGCGGCATCAGCTTCTTCTTTAGTAAAAAAGTTTTTACGAAATTTAAATACGATATTTTTTTCAGATAAGCCTTTTGAACAACCAGAACAATTCATATCATTATCGCAATTTTCTTCGGCAGTAAAATCTGCGCAATCTGGAGGAAGATATACATCTAAATCTTCTTCAACTAATATCTTATAATGGCTTTCATCAAGCCATTTACCAACCAAATCGGGTCTTGGAGTTACCTCTTCTGGTCTTAAAACTACAACTTTTACCATCTATATCTCCTATTGTAAGATTCAAGTATATTGTACTACATAACTTAAAAAAAGTAAAGCTTTTTTTGTATTTAGAATTTTATAAATACAAGTAAATAAATTATAAGGATTTTTTATGGCTTTCGAAGATACAAACGTCTGTAATACCGATTTATTACAGTCATCGAAGTTTACTTTTATAATTCCAAGATTAACAGAGGTTCAGTTTTTCTGTCAAGCTGTTAATATTCCTGGAGTAAACACGCAAAGTACAGTTCAGTTATCTCCATTTAGGGATATGGGTGTTCCAGGCGATAAAATGGAATACGAAGATCTTAATGTAGAATTTCTTGTTGATGAAGAATTGCGCTCTTGGGCGTCAATTTATTATTGGATTAAAGGTTATACGCAAGCTGAAACTTGGGATGATTATAAAAATTTAGATAAATTATCAAAATATAGTCAATACGAATATTTAAATACTCCACAATATGCAGATGCATTATTAACAACATTATCTGCAGCTGACGATAAACCAAAAGTACAAATACATTTTATTGATTTGTTTCCTGTATATGTTTCTGCTATACCTTTAGATGTTAGGATTAGTTCTGAAAAAATTATTACTGCTACAGCAACATTTAGATTTAAAAGGTATGAAATAGCATTAGTTTAATCGCCTATATATTTTTGTAATGTTTATTTGAGAATTTAAAATGATAAAACTTGACGCAATTATAGAATATTGGAAAACAGATAGTCAAATCGACGAATCTAAACCTCATCAAGAATTAGTAAATACTCCTCTTTTGCACGCGAAATATGTCGAGATTCTTTCTCAGCATAGACTCGCTGCACAGAAAGCAAAATTCGACCATGCAAAGATGAAGAAAATTCGTAGGGAGTATTACCTAGGAAATCTTGCAAAGGAAACCTTGGACGAGTATGGATGGGATCAGTTCGACTTAAAGATTGGCACTAAAGGTAACATTGACACTTATCTTGAAGCTGACGATTTTTTAATAAAAATTCTTGAAAAAAAAGCATACTATGAAGAATGTATATACGTTTGTGAAGCTATCCTTAAAGAAATTAATAATAGAACTTGGCAACTCAGGGAATATATGACTTATGCCAGATTCCTAGCAGGAAATTAAAATGATAATTGAAATCGAAAAACATAATGAAACTTATGCTATCCTTAAATGCGATAAGGGGATTGCGCAAGAATTAAGCGATTACTTTTCTTTCTTTGCTACTGGATATAAATTTATGCCTAGTTTTAAATCGAGACTCTGGGATGGAAAAGTTCGTTTAGCAAAAATATTACCAAATGGAGATATGGAGTTTTTTATTGGTTTAATCCCTCAATTAGAAGCATTCGCTAAAGATAGAGGTTATACTATAGAACACAATTATAAAGATAACTACGACCCAGTTACGGACACTGAGCTGCACAAATTTATTACTACATTAAATATTCATTCTAATGGAAAGAAAATTGAAGTTAGAGATTATCAATTTAAAGGCGTTCTCGATTTTCTTAATGAAAAACGTTTAATGTTATTATCCCCGACAAGTTCAGGTAAAAGTTGTATCCTTTATATTATTGTTAGATATTTGTTAGCACATAAAAGAAAGAAAGGTTTACTGTTGGTTCCAAACACATCATTATGCCATCAGCTTACATCAGATTTTGCTGATTATTCAAGCCATAATGGATGGGATGTAAATAAACATATTCATATGATATTTGCCGGTCAAGATAAAAATGCCGACAAACAACTATACATTAGCACGTGGCAATCATTATTTAATCATAAGAGCCGAACTTATTTTGACCAATTTGATTTTGTATTATGCGATGAAGCTCATTTAGCATCTGCAAATAGTTTAACAGGTATTGTACAAAAATGCATTAATGCTGATTATCGAGTTGGGGTTACTGGAACTCTAAATGGACAAAAAATACATTCATTGCAATTAGAAAGTTTATTTGGTCAAGTTAGAAAAGTTATTACAACCAAACAATTAATGGATAACAAACAAGTTACGAAACTAAGCATTAAATGTATCGTACTAAAATATCCCGAGGAAACGTGTAAATTATCTAAAGGTTTAAAGTATCAACAAGAACTAGAATATTTAATTGCTAATGCTGGTAGAAATAAATTTATTAAGAATCTATCATTATCATTAAAAGGGAATACGTTATTATTATATCAATATGTTGAAAAACATGGAGATGTACTATATGACTTAATTTCAAATTCAAAACATGCTGTTAATAAAAAGATATATTATATTCATGGTAATATTAAGGCTGAAGAAAGAGAAGAAATTAGAAAGGCAATGGAGACTGAACATAATGTAATTTTAATAGGTTCTGTTGGAACAGTGTCTACTGGAACTAATATTAAAAACCTACATAATATTATATTTGCTAGCCCTTCTAAATCTAGAATAAGAAACCTCCAAGCTATTGGTCGCGTTTTACGTTTAAATGAAAATAAAGATGAAGCAGTATTATATGACCTTGCTGATGATTTACGGTATAAAAAACATCAAAACTATACTCTAACACATTTCCAAGAAAGAATCAAGATTTACAATGAAGAAAAATTTGATTATAAAATTATTAAAGTAGATATGGAAACATTATGACCGAAAAATTTGAAATTAAAATTGTTAGATTAAAAACTGGTGAAGACTTAATTGGATTTTATTATCAAGATAAAGAATCCAATACTGTAATAATAAAATACCCAAAAACGTTTTATCCTACCATTG